CAAGCACAAACAGCACTAACACAAACTGGATTAATTACAGGTAAAGAATCAGGTACAGCTATAGCAGGATTGGTAATGTCAGCCGCTACAGCCGGTATACAAAATACTGTCAATTTAGTTAGCAATGCGGCAGGTGCAGTAGTAGGAGCAGTTAATGGAGCAATATCAAATGTAGTAGGTGCGGCAACTGGAGCATTGAATACTGTATTAGGATCAGCCGCAAGTTTAGTTTCTGCAGGTAATTTTGCAGGTAACTTGGCATCTACTGTTACTGGTGGTTTAAGTAGTATTGCAACTTCACTAACTGGTATGGCAAAAGGCGCAGTTGCTGGTATATCAGGATTATTAGATAGTGCTAAGGGCATTGCCGGTAGTGCATTTGCGGCAATTAGTGGTGCGTTACCAACACTAGCTGTTGGTGTCCCGCAAAATATTAAAGACATAACAGAAAAAGCACAAGCGGCTGCCCAAGCTCCGGCAGCGAATTCATTAACCGGAGCATTAAACTCAGTAACAGGTGGAATAACCGGAGCAATAGGTGCAGTAACAGGTGGGATAACTAGTGCAATTAGTGGAGTAGTAGGGTCAGTTACTAGTGGAATAACCGGAGTAGTAGGTGCAGTAACAGGAGTAGCATCTGGATTATTAAAAACAGCGACGGGTGTAACAGCAAATCTATCTACTGGTTTGGGATCATTACCGGGAGGCGGAGCTGTATCGGCAGTAGTTGATAATGCAGTTGGTGCAATTAATAGTGTGCCGGGAGTTAGTGCAGTAACAGGATTAATTGGTCAAGCAACATCAATCACAAATGGTATATCTAGTTTAACATCAATTAACCCACTAGCATCTTCAGGTGCATTAAATGCAATTACAGGTGCAGCCGGATCGTTAACAAAAGGGTTAGATGATTTAAAGAGTGGTAAACTATCATTAGCATCATTAGCATCTGCTGGTCTACCAGCTGGCGCAGCCGCACAATTAAATGCCGCAATAAGTTCAATGAGTTCAGGAGGTGCAGTACAAATTAAATTACCAACAGTAGCTATTAATACCACCGATAGAGGAGAATTAACTCAATCAATAACATCGTTATTGGGTAGTGCAAAGATACCGATGCCAAACTTTGAAGGTAATCCGGCTACATTGGGAACAACTCAATCTGAAAGTAGTATTGCAGAATATAATAAAACAACAGAAGAAATTAACACACTAAATGATAAACGATTTGACTTACAAAAAGAACTAAACGATGCTAGATATGCTAGTACTAAAGCTAAAACTGAATTACCTGCAGGTGATCCAAGCATTGCAAGTGCAGAAGCGGCTCTCAATACTGCTAGAGAAAATATAACTAATTTAGATAAACAAATTGAAGATTTAAGAAAAAAAATAAATGCGTCAACTACCGCTAGCGGCTCCGTGACAGCATAACATAAATACAGTAGAGGATAATCATGCCAACATACATTGGATTCAGTACAATTAACGCTAACAAGCCCCGATCTACTAATTTACCAGCGGGTATTGCAGGTGGTGTGGGCTCTATGGTACAACCAGTTATTCCTGGTAAAAAGTTTAGGTTAGTTGACCAACAATTAGTTATACAAGATTTCATTAATGCATTGAATATTCAACAAGGGCAAAAAGTTGGAAACCCGGGATATGGAACTACTCTTTGGAGTTTTGTTTTTGAACCTAATACATTTGATGTACAAAACAAATTAGAGACTGAAATTAGACGAGTTGCTAATCAAGATCCAAGAATGATAGTTAATACTGTTAGTGCATATCCTCAAGAAAACGGTATATTAATTGAAGTAGAACTAGCTGTTGCACCTTTTAATAATGCAGAAGTTCTTAGTGTTTTTTTCAATAATCAGACTAATTCAGCTGTAATTCAATAATCTTCCAAAAATGGTGTTTTCATTTAAGATAAATACTTAAAAGAGAACACCACTATGGCAACCAGCTCACGACAATCAGCATTATTCGGCGTTAACGATTGGAAGGCAATCTATCAAACCTTCCGTGAAGCCGATTTCCGTTCATATGACTATGAAACATTACGTAAAAGTTTTATAGATTATATACGTGTTTACTATCCAGAAACTTTTAATGATTACATTGAATCAAGTGAATTCATAGCATTAATGGACGTTATGGCTTTTATGGGTCAAGGTCTTGCATTCCGTAGTGATCTTAATGCCCGTGAAAACTTTATTGATACGGCTGAACGCAGAGATAGTGTTGTTAAATTAGCAAATTTAATCAGCTATACTCCTAAACGTAACCTAGCTGGCCAGGGTTATATTAAAGTAACAAGCATTCAAACTACCGAAAACATTACGGATCTAAATGGATTTAATTTAAGCAATCAAGCTATATTGTGGAATGACCCTGCTAATGTTAATTGGTTAGAACAATATAATACAATTATCAACGCAACATTGATTAACACACAGCGAGTTGGACGCCCGGGTAATACAGCACAATTATCAGGTATTAAAACGGATGAGTATTCAATTAATATTCCACAAAACACATTACCAATAGTGCCATTCACTTCGGTCGTAGATAATCAAGCAATGAATTTTGAATTAGTTAGTTCCACTACGTTGGATGAAGATTATGTTTACGAAATTCCTCCTGCACCAAGTGGCAGAATGAATATGGCTTATCGCAATGACAAGTTAGGTTATGGCAGTCCAAATACAGGTTTCTTCTTTTATTTCAAGCAAGGAACATTGCAGAATTTTGATTTTAATTTAGCACAACAGATTTCAAATCAAGTAGTTGATATTGACATCCAAGGTATCAATAATACAGATACTTGGTTATATCAGTTAAGTACTGATAACAGCTCTGCAGTTAATAGAACGTTATGGAATCAAGTAGAGAATGTTTATGCTGATGCTTATTTACAAACTGAAAATAGCGTTCGCAGAATATTCTCAGTTGGCTCTAGATTTAACGACCAAGTTAGTTACGTTTTTGGTGATGGAGTATTTTCCGAGATCCCGGTTGGAACATTTAGAGCATATGTACGTGCAGGTAATGCATTGACATATACTATTGATCCAACTGAGATGCAAAATCTATCAGTTACATTAAGTTATATTAGCAGGCTAGGACGAACAGAAACACTTACATTAGGATTAGAATTACAGACACCAGTGTCAAACGCACAGGCAAGAGAAACATTAGCAAACATTAAACAACGTGCCCCTTCCCGCTACTATACACAGAACAGAATGGTTAATGGGGAAGATTACAACAACTTCCCATACACATTATACAGTTCTATTGTTAAAAGCAAAGCTATTAACCGCAGTTCTGTTGGTGTATCAAAAAACTTAGACCTGTTAGATCCAACCGGAAAATACTCCAGCACAAATTCATTCTCAAGTGACGGTGGTATGTATCAAGATGATACTGATGGTAATATATTATTAACTATCACTACATCCGGCGATATCATCACATTCTTAACAGATACATTAGGTGCACTATTAGCAGATAATCGTGCTAGACAATATTATATACAAGATTATACAAGATACAATGTTAATGCGGCTTCCGGTGACGGCACGGTATATTGGCAAGAACAAACAGTTAATGCTAGTAGTCTAACTGGCTATTTCTTTACCATTAATGGTAGCAATAATACTCCTATACCAGTAGGAACATATTCTACTTATAATATGAAATACACTACTAAAGGTGCAATGATGAAATTCACTGCACCGGCAGGATATTATTTTAGCGACACAAATCGTTTAATAGCCGGCATTGCTGGCCCATCAGATAAAACATATATATGGACTACTGTATTAAATGTAGTAGGTGACGGATACAATAATGGTGAAGGTGCATTCAGTAATGGATTAGGTCCAGTTACATTAAATGGTTATGTGCCACAAGGCGCAATTGTAGCTACCATATTACCTGCGTTTGATAACTCATTGCCTAATATAGTAATACAAGAATGTATTGTTAGAATGGAATTAAATCAAAGCTTTAGTTTAATATTTGATAATAGTTTAACTATAGCACAAGATCGATGGAGTATTGGTACATATGATGCTAGTAATTATTTTGTAAATATATTAAGTTTAGGAAGTAATCGTTACAGTATATCATATCGCTCATTAGCATATTATTTTGGTAGTGTAGCTGACACACGTTTTACATTTGAAAATGGTAAATTAGTATATGATCCTTTTAGTGGAAAAATATTACAAGACTTTGTTAAAGTATTAGCAACCAACACACAACCTAGTAGTAATTACCCATTAGCAACACCAATAACATCAAGTATTATTGGTCAAACAGTTGAAAGTGACGGCTACGTAAATGATTTTGAAGTTGAAGTAGCAAGTATAGATGTTAATGATAGAACCATTGTAAGCAATCCAGACTTCTTTACCGAAGTTACTGGTTATGTTAATGGTAATACCAATATTGGCATTTATACATTTTTTGTATTATTACAAGATGCAGTAAATCTTTCACGTTATCAATTAATAGCATCGACTGATGTAGTGTATATCTATTCAACTAAAACACAAATTGAAATAGTTAAGTACGAGTATCCAGAAGGTCAATTATTTTATGCATTTACCGATAATTTATTTTATACAACGATTCAAGATCAAACAGTTAACACACCATTTTATATTGTAACTGAACAACCACAATATATAATGAAACCAGGTCGTCAAGGATTACAATTCCAATATCGTCATAATAGTAATAATACGACACGTATTAATCCTGCTACTACAAACATTATTGATTTGTATGTAGTTACACAGGCTTATTATACAGCTTATCAAAATTGGTTACAAGATATCACTGATACAGTACCAATACCAGACAAACCTACAATTAATGATTTGACACAAGCATATGGATCATTAAATGATTACAAGATGTTAAGTGATAGTATTATATTAAATAGCGTAGTATTTTTACCATTATTTGGACCTAAAGCGCCTGCTCAATTAAGAGCAACTGTTAAAGTAATTAGAGCAGGTAACACAAATGCAAGTGATAGTGAAATACGTAGTGCAGTTCTTTCTGCTATGAATACATATTTTAATATTAACAATTGGAATTTTGGAGATACGTTTTACTTCAGTGAATTGAGTGCGTATTTACATTCTGAAGTAGGAGATTTAATTAGCTCCGCTGTATTAGTTCCAAATGATCCTACAATGAGTTTTGGAGATTTATATGAGATTAAATCAGCTCCGTATGAAATATTTGCCAATGGAGCAACATCAAATGATGTTCTTGTAATTGCGGCACTCACACCAGCACAGTTACAAATAAGATAAGTAATATATAACCATAGAGAGAAATAATGGCAACAAGAATTAGAACATTAAATTTTCTACCTGAAATATTTAAAACAACTACCAATAGTCAATTTTTAAACGCAACGTTGGATCAGATAGTAGACCAACCAAATACTAAAAGAATTCAAGGATACATTGGTAGTAGATTTGGGTATGGTGTTAATGCTAAAAATTATTACGTAACAGAACCTACAAAAACTAGAACAGATTATCAATTAGATCCGGGTGTAGTATTTCTAAAAAAAGACACAAGCACTGCACAAGATTTTATAAGCTATCCAGGCATCATCGATGGATTAAAATTAGAAGGTGCATTGACAGGTGACAATAATAGATTGTTTACTAGTGAATTTTATTCATGGGACAGTTTTACAGACCTAGATAAAATTATTAATTTTAATCAATATTATTGGATTCCTGAAGGTCCTGAAGCAGTAACAGTTAGCACAGAAACTGTGTACAATGCCACTGATTATATTATTACAAGTACTCCTAATGGATATTTAGTAACTGCTACTGGTCAATCACAAGGCTCTACTAACCCATCACTTACATTATTGCGCGGTGGTACATATACATTTAATGTTAATCAAGCTAGTGAATTTTGGATTCAAGGAATGCCCGGAATTACTGGTTACGACCCCAATCAACCTAATGTGCAGACACGTGATATATTGGGTGTTGATAACAATGGTGCTGAAGTTGGCATAGTAACATTTACTGTTCCTTTTAAAACTGCACAAGATGAATATGAATTGCCCGGTAATAATCGGGTTGATTTAGTAACTACATTATTGTATGCTGATGTTGACGGGGTATTACTCAGTAGTTTGACAAATGGAATAGATGGTATTACCTCAATCGACGGTCTTACTTTAATGTTTTATAATAATGAGAATGAAACAACATTTTACACAATTACATACACAGGTGTACTAACTGATCCCACAATAACATTAGTTGTTGGAGATACAATTCCTGTTGAAGAAAACATTACAGCTAATTTTGGTACGGAGTACATTGGTAGAACATTTTACAGAACTACCGGTAGTGTAATTACTTTAATTCCTTATTTAAGTGCAATACTTGATACATTGTATTACCAAGATGGTACTTCAAGTAATAAAGTAGGTCAAATTAGATTAATATCTAGTAATACAACTAATCGTATTGATGTACTTACTGATATTATAGGTCAAGCAAACTATACATCTCCAAATGGAGTAGTATTTACTAATGGATTAAAAGTAATATTATCAGGAGAAATATATCCTGCTATCTATGAGAATATTAGATTTTATGTTGAGGGTGTGGGTACAGCTATACAGTTGATTCCGGTAACTGATTTTGTAGCCCCGGAACCGTTTACTCAGGGCACATATATACCTTTTGACACAACACCTTATGATATTGGAAACTTTGATGTTAATTTGTATATTCCTGTTTTACAAGATTACATTACTATTGCTAGAAATAGTATTGATAAAAACCCATGGTCAAGA